AATCCTGCTAACATTTTAAATTACGTCCTTTTACCATTTGACCTTATGCGACCAGTACTTTGCACTTAACTTACTAGTCGGCTTACCTTGAGCATTATGCCTTGCATAGTAGCTCTTCTTACGTGCTTTGTCTTTAGCACTAGTGGGATTCTTACCTGCCCCCTTTACGCCTTGCTGACCAAAACGTATAAACTTGTAGGTGTCACCTTCCTTTGCCATAACACAATGAGACTTAGTAGGGTGTTTAGGAGTACGCTTAGGCTTATTAACTCCCGTCAGCCCTTCCTCTTTCATTTTAGTTTTGACTCTTTCAGGTATACTCATTCGTCCGTCCAACCTTCCATACGCATAGCCCACTCCACATGCTCTAACGTAAATGGCCTCCCATAATGGTTCTGCACCGCTTCTCGCACGTAGAATACATCACTATGGGGGATATGCAATTGATCTATCGTTCCATTCATTACGTGATTATAGAACTCAGAAAGAACATTGTCAGTATATAGTTTTACTGATTTTTTACTCATTGTCAAGAACTTTCGTAATATATTACAAATTCCTCGCCTAACGGCGTTACATTGTAAGTGTTACATATAAGTGATAAATAAGTTAAGTATAATTATATCTAACTATATTAACATCTAAGTGAACATTTAAAGTGTAATCACTTATAGTGTCATCTTAGTTTCTTCATATATAGTTTTACATATTCTGTACCCCATGTCAACCCATAATCGTAATACTGTAACATAATGTGACATACTGTAACAATACGTTACATATACATATGTAATCACACTATATGAAACCTCCCTTTTTGTGATCACAAACTTATCCACCCAGTGTGTAAACCACTATATATGTAATGTGGTTAACACTCCATTTTTCCTGATCTGTGTAGATACGTGTATACATATACGTACACCCCCCGTATGCCCCCTGCACATCCCCTCTTCACCACGCAATTGCGCCTATTATGCAACGTCATGGCGCATGGTGAGAGCAGAATCAATGCCTCACTTCACCAGTACATCAAAGATGTAAATAATTTCAATGGCTTACTTGTCTACGACAACTGTTATGGAATCAGTTGCCACTCTTTAGAGTGTGTGAAAATGTTATAATGTAACACCGAAGGTGTGTTGCAGTGCCGATGCACAATTATACCCTACCCCCATAGGGGGTGGTGGCATTGGCAGAGCTGCATACGGCTTGTAGGATCGTGAAGCTGTTGGCAATCCCAGTGTCCAACATTGGACAGTCCACAGCTTTGCTGTGATCTTAGTCTGTGATATTTATGCCACAGTTCCTCGTGAGTTTGGCGCACGTACTTCAAAATATATATGAAATATATTTTTGCAGTCACCCGTGAAACGGCAGGCGCAGGGGATCACAGGCGCATTGAATTTCTTGAAAAGAAATTATGAGGGTTGACTTCTATTACTTACTAACTATTCTAGTAACATAGATAGTTTATATCTCTCCCTTTAGGGTGAGAGAGATAATAAACTCTCTTAATGTTACAATAGTTAGTAAAGGAAAGTATCATGGCAAATTCAGCAAAAACATCAAACACTGTAGTTGGAACAACTATTGATGCAATGGTTAAAGAGGGCAAAGCCCTAGCAAGAATTTGGAAACAGACTAACAGTCTGAAAGACTCTACCAAAGCCAACGGCTTTGACACTCGGTTGGGTAAACTGCTTCAGCAGTTGAAAGCACAGTCCACTGTAGACAGTGGTCAAATCAGCCGCCAAGTTCTGAAGGATCATGGTATTCATACCATTGATCGTCGTCGCCGTGCTGAAGCACTATGGTTCGTTGAAAACGAAACAGAGTGTCGTTCCTTTATTGCTAAAAGCAAGAAAGGTTTCTCATCTCTAACAGCTTTACAAGCTGCAATGCGTAAAGCTGCTAAAGCAGCAGATGAACCAACTGCTAAAGCAGAACCGTCCAATGTTGGACAGTCTGATGAAACATCACCAACAAAGTTGGTGCAACACTCAGAAACTAAAGTTTCTGTTCCAGTTACTCGTTCAGTGATGGTCAATACCATCATCAAACAGTGTGAAGCCAACGGCTTGGAACTTGAACAGATCATTGATGATCTGATCTCTCGTCTTGCAAAGCAAGAACGTGATGCGGCGTAACCGAAGGTTACACTGTTTCTGCTCACTCTAAAGAGTGGGCAGTGATGGTGAAACCGTCCAATGTTGGACACTTTTAAACGGAGTTTAATCATGAATACAGTCAAAGTTATCGTAGATAAAAATGGTATTTGGCATGTTTATCGTACCGATAAATTCACAGGCCAACGTGCGATTTCGTTCTTTCAGAACGTTGACGAAGCCAAAGCAGCTTTACTAAAGTAAAACCGTCCAATGTTGGACACTTTTAAACGGAGTTTAATATGTATTTTGTAAGATTTCTCACTGTCATGTGTTTGGTTCTAACAACTATGTTGTTTGCTGCCACTATAATTTTTGTTTCACAAGGCATCTTGACACCTGATTGGCTGCTCATTGGCATCCCCTATGTCGGTGTCTGCTTGCTATCTATCTGGGCGGCAGACTGATGACGAAGGCCGAACTGCTAAAGCAGAAACTTGAACTTGCCAAAATGTTGGCAAATACCAAGACACCGAATGAACCTTCACTGTCTTATGACAGTGGATGGCGTGACCCCGATGACAAAACTTTATTGTCTTACAGTTATATAACACTTGAATGTTAGTGAAAGTGTTATATAACATGTATAGACATAAACACTTAACTGAAACCGTCCAATGTTGGACACTTTAATCGGAGATTATCCAAATGATTGATGCAATTGAACATATCGCAGAAAACTTAGTTCGTGTCACTAAAACGTCCATGTTGTCTGGGCTGCAAAGTAGCATGGACTTGCCAGTTCGCCAAGGAAACATTGAGCAATGGCTCAGTGGTGCCTTAATTCAGGATGCCATGCCGCATCTTGACGATGACCAACGTGAGTTCCTGATGACAGGGATCACACCTGCCGAATGGGACGAAGCATTTGGCTAACAGTAGTCTTACAGTTATATAACACTTGAATGTTTAGTGAAAGTGTTATATAACATGTATAGACACTGAAAACAGATTGAAACCGTCCAATGTTGGACACTTTTACGGAGTAACTGCTATGTCAGTACAAAATATCATCAACATTTATCTTGCATCTACTGATGACGAAAAAGCCGATGGCATCCGTTGGTATCGTGTTGCACTACGTGAAGCCACCAAAATTGCCAAAGAATTTGGTGTAAGCAAGCACACTGTCGTAGGTGTCATTGCTGCCCTATCGCCCAACCTTGGTTGGACTGTGAATGTCCGTAATGCTCGTGACATGGTAAAATGTTTCACCGAAGGTGGCACCATTGATGACGTTACCGTGTCGTCATACCCTGCTAACAAGCAGAAAGCATGGCGTATGCTTGATGAAAAGATTGTCCGTAAGGATAAACTTATGAAAGTGTTGAACGGTGCCAAAACCACTGCGTTCTTTGCCAACATACTGGGCATTGACGTAGTGACTGTGGACGGTCACGCAAAGAATATCTTTGACGGTGAACGCCGTGTTCTAAAGAACAACAATGTCGGTGCCAAAGAATACCGTGAGATCGCCAAAGCATATCATGCTGCTGCCGATCAAATGGGCATCAAAGGTTTTCAAATGCAAGCCATCACATGGGTGGCATGGCGCAGAATGCATAACATCAACCGTTAAGGAGCAGTGACATGAAAGTATACAATGGTAGGAATAACATTTATGTTAGATATATGGGTCGTGAGATTTCCATTGCCCAACACGTAACCAATGGACGGACAGACGTACAAGAAGTAGGTATACTACCTGCTAGTGCTGATATGTATATCGTAAGATATGATGCCGTCCTACCTAGTCTGATTGCAGCATTGCAGGAGATACAAGATGAAATTGAAAAAGACATCTGGGGTGATCAATCCCGTGGCGAGAGCATTGCTTCAGCAACGTAAATCGCCGCAAATAGTACCGCCCAAAAAGGGCAACAAACGCAAACCTAGTAAAAAGGAGAAGCAGAATGCGATGCGAAATGCAAAACTTTATTAAGTTTTCCAAATCAAAAGTGTCCAACGTTGGACAGAAACCTAAACGTGACGATTGGAAACGTGATCGTAAGATCGCACGTAAGAACAAACAACTTAACCGTAAACTAGCATCTTAATACAAGGAGAATATCTCATGACAAATTCAGCATACACACCTAAAGTTCTAACTGCACACCCCGAACTGTATGCAGAGCACACATTCCACATGAACAAGGCGAAGCCTTTTACATACAACTATGTCGTCATTGACGAAGTGTTGTTGGAATGTTGGGATGATATGACTATTGCGGAAATCGCAGAGGCCACCAACGAACTGCCTAACCGTGTGATATACCGCACACAAGTGCTCAAGAAACTAGGCGTTATCAAAGCCAAATACACTGGCAAGACAAAGCTGCTGACAGAGCAACGCAAGCTGCGTGTTCAACTGCGTAAGGTGGAGAAACAACTGGATGCAATTGGTGCGGCGTAAAAACAAATGGGTTGTGTATGATGATCATGATCGTGTGGTCATCATCACACATAACAAACGTATCGCAATGAAATATGTGAAGGAGCATTATGATGCCAAAGTATGAAGAAGTATTTGCAACCCTGTCTGGACACTTTCTGACACAAGCCTTGCCCAATAACTGGGAAGACTTTACTGACGAATACCTAGAAGAATGGTTCACGGAGTGTGCCTTAGACACCTATGAATACTGGGATTGGGATGAGGTGTACAAGATGATCGGTGATCTAGCAGATACAGTAATGGAGTTATACAATGCGAGTTGAAGTCTACTTTAACCTACACAAATACACGTGGTCTGTCCGTCAGTGTTCCACTGGCAGAGTAATCTTACACACTGACAAGGTACACATTCGTGACCCTAAGTTTGTGGTGCGTAAGTCAGGCCGTGAACGTGTCCTGCGTGAAGGCAAGAAGAATGTTCATGCCTTTGTTCGTGGTGAGATCGCATACTTTGACGACTTTGATCCAGAGTATCATCCAGACTATCTGGACTACACACTTGTGTCGTACAACCCATACAAGTTTGACACATTCGTTGATGTGTACGACACGACACCTGTACGTACAGCCAAACGTGCTATGCTACAGCTACAGCCAAGCATGATCGTTGGCGATCACAGAAACAGGCCATACCTATATGCGAAAGGAGCACGTTCATGAAAATAATGGGCTACGAAATCGTAGTTGAAATTGACGGGGTGGAAAGTCTTATCCAGTTGGATGACACCTACCCCGCAATTAATGATTGGCACAGTGCCACAGAGTTTGCCATGCGTTTGGCTCAACACGAGCACCCAGACGCAAACCAGATTGACTTTGTGGAGTGTGGCGAATTTGAAATGGAAGAATACAAACAGTATGACTTCATACATGAAGCACCATTTATGATACAGTAAGGAGTAAACATGGAAGCTAAAATCAAACTAACTAAAACGATGCTAGACAAGAGCATCATTGATGCCAACAAAACTGTGCAGCAGTTTCTGACTGATGATTTTGAAATGTCGTATGACGATCCGTTCTTTGTAGAACGTGGTAAGTTGGCTATCACTGGTGAATATGCCGATGGTGAACGTGTCAATGTACGTTTCTATCGTACAGGTAAACGTGGTGACAAACGCATTAGCATACAGAAGCTAAAGCAATATGCAAAGGCAGGTGACGAAGTGATCCTGACCTCTAACGTGAAGGATGCTGAAGGTGAATACCTTATCTACATCAACATCGTGCGACAAACAGATGCCGCATGATGACCCATGTGATGATTGGTCGGATCGTCCGATACCTAAACCGAATACTGATCGCAGTAAGTGTGTTGACTAACGTCATACTGGGCGGCAGTAATAATCAAACATTCAGTGCCAGAAACTGGCAATGGAAAAAAGACAAACGCCCCAACGTTGTGTGGTTAATTGACCTATGCCTTGGCAAGGAACATTGCTGCACATGTTGGGTGTACTGGAAAACTAGAAAGGATTGGTAATGAACCGTTTCATAATTGGGCATTTGCCCCAAGAAATTGCACAGTCATTGTGTGACAAGCATGTGGTCAAGATGCCATTGGAAGAAGCACAGATGCTATGTACTGTGGTACGTCAGGCAAACCCTGAGTTTGCTGATGACCATGAACTGTACCGTGTAGCACACGCCAAGCATCCATGCACTATCTGGGCAGGTAAGACACGAGAGAATTACATGTATGCTTTCCGACTGTGGAACCACATGTGCGTGGAGTACACCTACCGTTATGGCAGAGAACATGCATCAACACGTCACTTGGATGCACTGCGAGAGGGTGCAAGGTTTGTGCCGACAGGTGAATTGACTGCACACCCTGAGTGCTTCAGTGAGTACACACACCTGAAGACAGGGGAACACTGGCCTGTAGACAGTTACCGTAAGTTTTATCATACCAAGCAGCATAGGTTTGATATGGTCTGGAGTAAACGTAACAAGCCTACATGGTTTGATTGGCAATGGGAGAATGTATATGCTTGAAGCAGCACTGACATGTATCGCACTGAACGTGTATCACGAGGCACGTAGTGAACCTATGGCAGGTATGTATGCCGTTGCCCACGTTGTGCTCAATCGTGTGGCACATGACGCATTCCCTGACGATGCTTGCAAGGTAGTGTATCAGGGCTTTCACCGTGGCAAACACAAGTGCCAGTTCAGTTGGTACTGTGACGGTAAGTCTGACACACCTCGTGAGGAAGTACATTGGCTGTATGCCAAAGTGGTGGCACATAACGTAGTGTATGGCTATCATGAGGATAACACCGATGGTGCCACACATTACCATGCTAACTATGTTAGACCGTGGTGGCGCAATCACTACACACAAACAGTAACACTAGGGTCACACATCTTTTACAAATAGATGTTGACATACTTATACAACTATGGCACAGTTGCCATACAAACAACTGAAGGAGATAAATTATGCCGTTTGATATTCCAACCCACTTAGACTTTGACGTAGAGTTTGAACCAACCAAGGTTGATGATAAGAAGTACGTCATTAATGCAGACACTGGGGATTACCTTGGTATCGTAGGTAAGTCATTCAAGTGTGCATCACATGGTGACTTTTACCGTGGTGTCATGGACACTGTGACTGACGAACTGCTTTCATCTGAACTGATGAATGCCAAGTTTAATTGGAAAACTGCACGTAATGGTGCATGGTCAATGCTTGACATTGAACTACCTGACATGCAGGTGGAGATCACAACTGACAAGCACCAAACACAGATTGGCAATCGTATTATATCATTACATGGTATTGACGGTTCATGCAGCAACCAAGTGTACTTCGGTGCTATTGATTTCTTCTGCACCAATGGATGTATTCGTGGAGAATATGACAAAATCCGTAAGAAGAACACAGCAAACTTCTCTATGGAGAGTTTCATCTATGAACTAGCCCGTGCTCGTACTGACTTCTACACTGAGGCAGGTAAGATGCAAGTGTGGGCGCAGACATCCACAAAGTATGTGGACATTCGTTCTCTGTTGGAAGAAATGATTTCATCTGAACGTAAGGCAGAGAAAATGTACATGCTGTACCTGCAAGAGGCTGCGACACGTGGTCACAATAAGTGGGCATTGTACTCTGCGTTCACAAACTATGCATCGTATGCCGATGAACGTAACGGGTTCAACCTACGTAACACAGGCAACGACACACAGGCCATCAGCATGTGGTCACGTGAGCAAGAGGTATCCAAGTGGGTATCTGATGATCGGTTCATTACATTGGAGGCTGCATAACACATGAGAACCTTACCACGATATGTACAACAGCGAGTGTCACCTTCTGGTGACATCTCGTACCGTTTCAATCCACCACAAACACTGGTGAATGAGGGAGTAGTAGAACGTGAAGAATTAGGTGACGATCCGAAAGTTGCAAGACAGATTGCACGTGAATACAACAGAGACATTGACGCATACCGTGAAGAACAAGCTAAAGTTGTGAAGCTGAAGCCAAGCAGCAAGGTCACTGACCTTATCAACTTTTATTATTTATCTAATGATTTCAAGATGTTACGTGACTCAACCAAGGTTGATTACAGGTACTTCTTGACAGTGGTACACCAAACAATTGGGTGCCGTAAGTACAGAGAGGTTACACCTAAAGTTGCAAAGCAAGCATATGAGAAATGGGTTGAACGTGGGATCAGTTTTGCTAACCATGCGGCAACGTGTGCGAGTAGAGTGTACAACTACGCCATTCAGATGGAACACGCAGAGCAAAATCCGTTTGCCAAAATCAAACGTAAACAACAACGTCAGCGTAAAGTTATATGGACACATGGTGAGGTGAACAAATTTCTTGACGTGGCATACTCTGACTTTCAGTACCGTAATCTAGGACTGATTGTGCACATGGCATATGAGTGGTGCCAACGATTGGGTGACATGCGTATGTTACGTTGGGATAACCTTGACTTGAAGAAGCAACAACTAACGTTGGAGCAGAGCAAGCGTAGGTCAGAGGTGTTCCTGCCTATCAGTGACAACCTGAATGCTATGCTGCTAGAGCAGAAAGCTGACTTTGGTTTTCAGGAATGGGTGGCACCACACCCACAACCACGTGACGGTAGGTTCCAACCATATGCTATGGAGAGACTGTCCAAGGTTGGACGGAACATCATGAGACTAGCAAAGCTATCCGATGAGCTACGTCTAATGGACATTCGTCGTACTGGTGTAACACAGATGGTGGATAAGGGTGTACCTTTGCCACAAATCATGGCAGTGACAGGGCATACACATGTTGCATCTGTGAAACCATACATGAAGCATACTTACGAAAGTGCAAATAATGCCTTGACACAGAGAGACATGTCTGTATGCTTGAGTGAAACGAACAACACAGAAAGTGATACATAATGAATATAAAAGAACATATAAGTGATATGAACATAGTTAATGGTGAGACTAAACGTACTAACTGCCCAGTATGTGGTGGCATTAAAACGTTTACAGCTACCAATAACATGGGTCAGCTTGTATGGAACTGTTATAAGGCAGGGTGTCGTGTGTCTGGTGGCACACGTACACACCTTACGAGTGATGATATTCGTAAGTCTTTGGGTAGTGTAGCTGATGAAACAGAGGCAGTAACCTTTCACAAACCTGAGTGGATTGTACAAGACTACGATGCAGTGCAGGAGTTCTGTGATACATGGGAACTGGATGCCCGTGACCTTGGCTTACTATATGATGTTCGTGAACACCGTGTCGTATTTCCTGTGGTACACAACAATATCATGGTGGATGCCACTGGCAGAGCACTAGGAAAAAAGTTACCTAAGTGGAAAAGATATGGTAAAAACCCCTTGCCGTATGCGTATGGTTGTGGTAAAACTGGGGTAGTCGTTGAGGACTGTGTGAGTGCAGCTATTGTAGGTGCGACAGGCGGTTCTGGATGCTCAGAGGGTGGCGTATATGTCGGGGTAGCAGTGTTGGGTACGTCACTCTCTGAGGTACATAAGCAGTACTTATCACACCTCAAGACTGTTATCATTGCACTTGACCCCGATGCCCTACCTAAGACACTGCAATTTGCTAAAGAACTACGTGGTTATGTAGACAACGTAAAAGTATTACGTTTGACAGATGACCTGAAATATCGTAACCCTACCGACATTGAAACTTTACAACACTTAGGAGAAACATAATGGAATTATCATTAATACGCAGTCTGATGGACAAGGAGTTCTACGAGGATCATCGTGGTGCCAAGTGTCCTGACAGATTGTTCAGTAAAGATGTACGTAAGATCAAGCAGTCTATTGACCGTGCTATGGATCGTTATGAACGTACAGTTACACCTGACGAGATTGAGGCATTGTTTATGTCAAACAATCCAACCCTCACCACTGCACAGAAGAATGCTTACAGTTCTCTGTTTAGTCAGATCAAGAAAGAGTCACCTATGGGTAGTGACGTAGCACAAGAAGTGTTGTCTAAGCTTTTCCAACAGGTAGTGGGTGAGGATGTAGCCAACCTTGGATTTGATTACGTGAATGGTACAAAGGGTAGCCTTGAACCACTACGTGACATCCTTGAACGTTATTCAGATGACTTCACACCTGACCTACGTATTGAATGGGATGATATTGACATTGAAACTTTGCTTGCAAAGAATGATCTGGAATCACAGTGGACATTCAACATACCTACCCTGACACGTAAGGTAGAGGGTGTGAATGCGGGTCATCTAATTGAAGTAGGTGCACGTCCTAACACAGGCAAGACATCATTCCACGCCTCTCTGATCGCTGCTCCGAATGGGTTTGCACATCAGGGTGCCAAGTGTGTGATCCTGTGTAACGAGGAAGCATCACACCGTGTCGGTGCACGGTACTTGACTGCCGCCACAGGCATGACAATGCAAGAGGTGAAGGACAACCCTGCCCGTGCCCGTGATATATACGCATTGGTCAAGGACAACATCAAGATCAAGGATGCCAGTGACCGTGACATGTCATGGGTGGAGTCAGTATGTAAGTCATACAAACCTGACATTGTGATCCTTGATATGGGTGACAAGTTTGCACGTACTGGTGGCTATGCACGTCCAGACGAAGCACTGAAAGCTAATGCTATCTATGCCCGTCAGATTGCTAAGGCACACAACTGTGCGATCTTCTACATGTCTCAGCTATCTGCTGATGCAGAGGGCAAAGTTCTACTCAACCAGAGCATGATGGAAGGTTCACGTACAGGTAAGGCAGCAGAGGCTGACCTTATGGTATTGATTGCCAAGAACCCTGTGGTTGATGGGCAAGAGGAAGAAGATACACAACGTCACTTGAATGTTGTGAAGAATAAACTA